GATCAAGGTACGACGTGTGTCGTAATCACCTTCATACTGATCGTCATAGTTAATGGATGTCAGAGTTACTGGATAGTCTCTCTAATCTCCAAGATCTGGAACAATGTAAATTGGAATATTGTCAATTGGTTGGAAGAATGGTAGAATCTGCTCAATGATTTGCAGAGCATCATCTTGCGCTCTGCTCAGGATTGCGAGTTCAAAATTGATGTTATATGGCACAGGCATATAACCTTTATTCGTTGTGTCACCAGTCGTATGTCTGATATACTGGGTCGGTGAGACTTTTCTTGTCGGGTCATATGTAATTGCTTGAATCTCAAACGAAATTCTAGGCAAGGTAATCTGTACCTGATCCTTCTGGGTCAGATCACCAACCTGACGTAGACGTGCCAAGAACTTGTCCTTAGGACCATATGCCAAAGGAACCTTCATAACCTCTGTCTTAGATCCAGAAGTTCTACGAATCTCGATGTTGTTAAATAGTGTGCCAAAGGCAACGACGGTTTTTTTGATTACGCCGTGGTAAGAGTAGGTTCCTAGCATTAGAGTGTTCCTCCACTGTTACCGAATTCACCAAACGGATTAGACTGAGTGAAGTCTATAATTTGATCCGCTTCGTATTCGATAGCAAAGTTTTGATCATATTCTGAGTTCAAATTATTTAGCGTATTGTAAGACGCAGTAGTCCAGACGGCAGAACTGTCGTTTCCTGTGTACGTCTCACCAACTGAGAACCGACCACTTCTATTGATAAGAACGAGAGTTCTGGTTGCACTATCCCAAGACTTAACTTCGGCAGTGGTGTTGGTGACAGAACCTGTTACTATCTCTCCGACAGTAAAGTCGCCACTACCACCCTCAGCAAAGATGACACCAACAGCATTAGCAAAGTTAGTCTCAACTGCATCAACCTCAGCAATACCAGTATCGAAGTCTTCGTCGCTGTACTCGAACAGTTCGCAGCGCAGACCCCAGGTGTAGATCTTTCCTAACTGAAAGAAAGGTTGTTCGTGCTCTACATACTGAATTTGGAAAGTCTTACCCACCATAGGGAAGTGAATCAGATCTCCTTCGTTAGGGCGACCTTCTACAATCAATTGAGCATTGTCATCTACTGCTGCTGTGAAGCGTCGCTTGGAAATGATGAAGGTAACCTGATCTTGAATTCTGACACCAAACTTTGAAAATATATCGCCGTCGCCCCTAAAACCACCAGCATCTTCAAGATAGACTTCCACCTCAAAGGCACCCTCAAACTTGGAGAGGGTGTCCTCTCCGAAGACACTATCTTCTTTGACAAGTGTCTTGGGGATGTAGTACACGTTCTTGCCGAACATTTTAATTTGCTCATCGACGAGATCTTGTACAAGACCTTGCTCGCCTGTTGTTCCTTGGGTAAAGTAACTGTTAAGTGCCATGTCATCCGATCATGTCTAGGGGAGGAGTTTCCCAGGTAGTACGAAGTTGCTCATCGAGGATTTTGAGTTCCTCAACAGCATCGTTGTAGATCATCTCACCGTTCAAAGTGACACCACCTGGCATTTGGACATTCTGGAATTTGGTGAGATTCTGACCCCACTGCTTTTTAATTTTTGCAGTGGCATAGTCCTTCAACCACATCTGATTATAGATCTCAGTCCATGTGTTAGGATCGAGAGCACGCCAGCACTTGATGATCACATATTGATCTTCCAGTGCATCCTCAGACCAGTCGAAGTCCAAATAAAGTTTATCTTGTACCTGATTGTATCTGATAGGTTTCATACCTTCCAGGATGAAGTCGATACTTTCCAGGTGTTGTTGAATCATGTAATAATGATAGAACTGTGTAGATGTAAAATCGTACAAATCATTCAGTCGCATCTGATAACGAATATCAAACATGCTGCGTGTTCCCTTGTCAGTGAAGGCAAACATACCTTCAATTGAGAGGATATGCTCAGGGACCGATAAGAAAGTGTTCTGTTCTTTCCATACTGTTGTGTTATCAACAGCAGTCGTATCTGTATTTGTTTTACCAGCAGCGATCTCAGCAGCAGTAAACTGATGCTTCAAGTAAACACGTTCAGCACCCTCGTAGTGGAATTGCTGAAACTTTTGGATAGAGTAATCAATAGCGTCATCGCATTGATCATCAGAGACATTAACCTCCAAGACTGGTTTGCCCAGTCTGCGGAGGCAGTATTCTTTGAGTTCTGCCTTAGAAGTTGGAGATGCCATTGGTTATCAGACGGTAGTGTATTTGCTAGAAAGTGTGTTGTAGTAGACATCACCAGCAGCGAGTCCACCAGCTGTTGCCAAACTATCAGAAGCATATTCAGGAATACCCAGAGCAGCACGCAAGAGCGATGCGGTCAGATTGGATTGGACGAATGCTGTGGTAGCAACCTGAGTTGTGTTGGTTGCCTGAGCAGCAGTAGGAGCAGTAGGCGTGCCTGTGAGAGCAGGCGATGCCAGATTTGCTTTCAGATTCAGAGCAGTCTGCTGAGCAGTGCTAACAGGTTTGTTAGCGTCAGAAGTGTTATCAACGTTGCCCAGACCAACATCACCTTTAACCAGAGAGACGGTGCCAGTCTTGCCAGCGACGGACTGGACAGGAGCACCAGCAGAAGTAATGAAGTTAGAGTCATTATTCAGAGTGCTGATGTCATCGCCAGGTTGAGTAGCGGAATCTGCCAGCGTGCCCTGAGCAGCGGTTGCGTAGTTGCCAGCGAAAGCACTGATACGAGCATCAACACGAGCCTGTGTGTAGTAGAGGTTAGTGCCCTCAGTGAGATTCGTGGTGGACTTCTGAGACAGATCGAGGTTTGCACCCACTTGAAGTGCAATACGAGCATCAGCACGAGTATCTGTGTAGTACAGATTTGTTGTGCCCTCAGTGATGTCGTCAGTATCGAAGTCGCCAGGAACTGCACTCAGAGTCAGCAGGTTACCTGCATCATCGTAGGTGGAAGAAATGCCTGTACCAGCAGAGATTAGAGCAGCAACGCGATCATCAACACGCTCATTAGTGAAGTAGAGGTTAGTGCCCTCAGAAAGGTCCGTGGTGGACTTCTGAGACAGGTCCAGACCAGCGCCAGTAGCAGCAGTCAGATCAGAAGCATTTGCCTCAACTGCTGTCTCCAACTCACCCAGAGCGCCCTTGATGGTGTTGTTGTCGGAGATAGTGGTGCCAGCGAATGTTGCCAGGTGAGTAGACCCGTTAGCGCGACCTGTCAATGTGATCAGATCATCAACATTCAGAGATGCTTGTGTAGGCAGAGTTACACTGAAATCACCAGTGGAGGCGTTGTAATTAAGGTCACCGCTGGCACTGAATGCACCGCGAGCGCGAGACTGAGTGAAGAAGATATTAGTAGATCCCTCAGTTACGTTGTCGGTATTGATATCCGACTGTGTAACACTCAGAGTACCAGAACCATCGTGCTCGATACCTGTACCATAAGTAAAGTGTGTACGGGTACGAGCAGCGGTGGTGAAGAGGTTGGTGGAACCCTCAGTGAAATTATCTGTGTTCAGATCTGCCTGTACTGCACTCAATGTGAGCAGATTGCCGACATCATCATAAGTAGCAGAGATGCCTGTACCACCAGCAATCAGAGCGGCAACACGATCGTCAACACGCTCATCGGTGAAGTAAAGATTAGTGGTGCCCTCTGCCAGAGCATCGGTGTCGTGGTTTGCAATAGAACCAACCTGAGATTGACCGTAAGTAACGTTACCAGTAACGTTCAAGTTACCTTGAACTTCAAAGTTCGTGGTTGACTTGAAGTTGTTCACCGTCATTGTGTTGGTTGACGGGTTGTAGGTCAAGTTCTGAGAGTCTGTACGAACCTCGGTATATCCTGTATTCGCAGAAACGAAGGGGATGAAGTAGTTGAGGTTAGAAGATGCAGTCTCAGTGATGTTAACCAGATCAGTCTTGTCAGCAGTACCAGTCAGGTCACCAGTGACATTACCAGTAATCTGACCTGTAACACCCAGAGTGCCACCGATAGTAGTATTTGTGGTTACATCCAGAGTGTTGGTAGTTGTCAGACCAGCAGCGGTTATGTTACCAGTGGTAGATTCAAGAGTGATACGGTCCTGAGAAGAACCATTTTGAAGTTTGAGAGTCTTGCTAGCACCACGCAGAACAAAGTTATCCTTGAACAAGGATGTGCTATTTTGTGTAATTGTGCTGTTAAATGTAGCAGCACCATCAACATTCAGTGTGCTATCAAGATCAGTTGCTGCTTGTACATTCAGTGTGCTAGTAAGAGTTGTAGCACCAGTGACTCCAAGGGTGCCTGCAATTGCAGTATTACCATTGGTGGCGGTGACGACAAAGTTAGATCCACCGACAGCGAGGTTTCCGCCAGATGCAATGTTACCAGTTGTAGTTACTGAGGTGGCATTTACAGTTGTCAGTGTGGTGATGCCAGTAACACCAAGAGTTCCACCAAACGAACCGTTACCAGTTACACCATCAATGGTAATTGTAGTGGCGTTATTGGCACCCAAGAACAAAGTCTCACCAATATATACATCTTCCAGAACCGTCATGCCACCATTAGTGACCATGATCGGAGCATTGGAAGAGAGGCTTATGGGGTTCTCGTTCTTGGAGAACTCAACACGACCACGGAATTCCTGGTTACCTTTCTGGACGACGTTACCGTCTACCTCAAAGTCGCCATAGACCTTGAAGTCTTCGCCAACTGCCAGATCCCTAGCGATAGACACACCACCTGCAACTCGCAGAGCACCAGAGGAAGAGAAGCTGCTACCAGTAGATGCGTTGGTTGTATTGGTGATTGACTGAATGCCATCAACAGTCAATGTGCTATCGAAATCAACAGCGCCAGTAACGTTCAGGGTGTCATCGATGACCGAAGCGCCGTTGACATTGAAAGTACCAGCGATGGCCGTGTTGCCATTGTCGCTGTCAACAGAGAAGACAGTAACAGAAGCAGCAGTCTGAACTGCAAACTGTTGATTATCTGCTCTTACAAATACACTATCAGTGATGATTGTCGTACCATCAACATCCAGTGTTCCATTAACAGTGAGGTTGTCATCAATTACAGTCTCACCTGTAAAGGAATCCAGAATCAAGTTACCAGCAAGTGTGCTGATTTCGTTATTGGCATCAACACCAATCTTGATGCTATCAGCAGTCAAGTTGGTCGAAGTGATGGCAGCAGTGAATGTGGAAACTGCATTAACTGTCAGACTATCAGCAGAACTAGAACCAAGAACTGCACTGTCGCTAACAGTCAGGTTGTCACTAACGCCAAGGTTGGCGGTGACCTGAACGTTATTAACAGAAGAATCCAGGACCAGCGATCCACCAGTTGCACTGATAGTACGAGTATTGAATCCAATACCATCAATATCGGCACCACCATTGATGTCAACAAAATTATTGAACGTAGTAGTACCAGTAAACGTATGAGTATCAGTGCCAGCGTTGCCGAATATAGTATTGCCGAGAACTGTCAGACTTTGATTTATCTGATGATTTGCATCAGTATAAACAGTGCCACCAAACGACTGGAATGTGAGATTACCAGAAGTAGTGTCAATGACGTTATTGGCAACAACACCGATTGTGATGTTATCGATAGTTACATCAGTTGCCGTCATGGCATTATTGAATGTAACTGTACCTGTCACGACATGAACATCTGTGCCAGCATTGCCAAGAGTTACATTACCGTCAACAGTTAGAGTGCCATCAATTTGCGTATTGCCATCAACGTTGAGGTTACCGTCTACGTCAGCATTATCAGTGATATTGACGGTGCCACCAGCGGAATCAAGAATGAGGTTGCCAGTAGTTGTACTGATCTCATTACTAGCATCAACACCAATCTTGATGCTGTCAGCAGTAATATCTGTTGAAGTGATAGCAGCAACGAATGTGGATGTTGCATTAACGGTTAGAGTGTCACCAGCAGCATCACCCAAAGTTGTATT